TTTTATCAAAATCATAGAGATGAATTAAAACAAAAGTGTAAGAATTATTATTATAATAATATTCAAAAATTTAGAGATTATTATCAAGATAACAAAGAAAAAATTAAAGAATATGGGCGTGAACATAGTAAAGATTATTATCAAAGATGTAAAGAAGGTCTCAAAGAAAAATCTATTATTAGAAGGAAAAATAAAATTGAACCTATGATATTTGAACATAATATTCATATTAAGTTTTAATCCATTCCGTTGATGGATATGTTGATTTCTTTGGTGGGTTATTTTCAATTGACCTTTCACGAACTTGATTACAATCCTTACATAATTCATTTAATAATGTAAATCGCCCCGACCACGTTACTCTATACATATTTACAAACCATCTATGTTCACAACACATTTTTATTTATTATATAGAGAAAAATTCCATTTAAATAATATTAATATATAATAAAATAATGGACGACGTCCCTAAGGTATTAAGTGCCGCTGAAAAACATTATCAAGCTATTCTTAAAGCTAATAAAGAATATTATAGAAGAAAAAATCCAGAAGTTAAAAAGAGAGGTCGACCTCGAAAAGAGAAAAATGAAAATTCTAGTAGTGGCGAAGAGAAAAGCGTTTAAATAAAATAATCTTATATAAGAATAATAAATAAGAATGACTGAAGTTGTAACAATTACCAAATTGGACATTACTTCCGCTGATGTTTCTATAACAAAGACGGAAAAATTTGATGTTGAATTTGTTAAACAACTTATTGATAATCCTTCCGTTCTAAAAGAAGAAAGGGAAAAACTTAAACGAATGATGAAAGAACGCGTTAGAGGTAATGAATTAGATATAGTTTATAAACTTGGAAAAAATTGTAAACACGAATATTTAGGTAGATTATGTTCTTTACGTGGATTAGGTCTTCAAAATTTACAAAAAGATATTCGTGCTGCTTTAACTTCTGAATTTTATTGGGATATTGATATGGTTAATGCACAACCTACTATTCTAAAACAATATTGTGAAAAAAATGGATTTGATTGTACGCTTCTTAAAAAATATATTGATGAACGTGAAGAAATGCTTTCTAATTTATGTGATGTCTTAAATATTCAAAGATGGGAAGCTAAACAAAAAATTACTTCAATTTTATTTGGCGGTTCTATTAATGGACTTCCTAAATGGTTTGAACAATTTAATGAAGAAATTAAAAGAATTCAAAGATGTATTTGGGATAAGAATTATGAAAAATTAAAATTTGTTAGACAACAACCTAATCATCTTGGTAAAGCTATGGCTTATATTCTTCAAACTGAAGAAAGAGAATGTCTTTTGGCTATGGACCAATCTTTAACTAAACGCGGAAGATCTATGGATGTATATATGCACGATGGTGGATTAGTTAGAAAAAAAGATAATGAAGAATATTTTCCTAAAGGTTTACTTGAAGAAATCGAAAAAGATGTTTTTCTAAATACTGGTTATAAAGTTAATCTTCTAATTAAAGAAATTAAAACTTCATTTTCTAAACAAGAACTTGGTGAAATTCCACCTGGTATTATTATTGATGATGCTTTTGCTGCTAAAGTTTTTGCTGAAATTATGAAAGAACATATTTTATTAGATTCTGGTCTTGTTTGGGTTTTTGATAAATATACTGGTATTTGGTCTTCTGATGAAACTCATATTCAAAGAGTTATTACAAATTGCGGTGATAAATTAATCTTTAAACAAATGGGTGAACTTGTAATGAAAACTTATAATTATTCTGGTGTTGTAAAAAATACTAAAAATTTAATGATTAAATTACCTGATATTTTACCTGTAAATAATGGTTATATGCTTTCAAAATCTAAATCTGATGTTGGTAAATTATTATTTACTGATGGAATTTATGATTTTAAAACTGGTATTTTTACACTTGGATTTAATCCAGCAATTGTTTTTAAAGCTTCTATGCCTCGCCCATTTCCTAAAAAAGAACAAGATAAAATTAATTTTATTCGTAAAATTAGTTTTGATGATGCTTTTGCAGATGAAGGTAATCGTGATACTTTATTACATAATTTAATGAGAGCTTCTATTGGTGATTTTTCAAGAAAGAAAATGTGTATTGGTCTTGGATTTACTAATTCAGGTAAAGGTATGCTTACTAAACTTATTAGAACTTCTTTTGGTGATTATTGTTCTACTTTTAATGGTAATTCTTTAATTGGTTCTTATGATGGTGGCGAATCTTCAAGAAAAAATGGATGGATTTCTGATATTGCTAATTCAAGATTTGCTTTTTCATCTGAAATTCAAATTGAAGAAAGAAATAATATTTGTATTGATGGTAATTTATTAAAAACTATTGTTTCAGGTGGTGATGAAATTAAATCAAGAAAATTATATCAAAATGACCAAACTATTATTAATAAATCTACCTTATTTATTCTTGCTAATGATATGCCTAGAATTTCACCTGTTGATGATGCTATTCGTGAAAGAACTCAAGTTATTAATTGGTCTTATTCTTATGTAAATGAACCCAGAAAAACTTATGAAAAAAAAAGTAATCACGAACTTTCTGATTTTTATATTCAAAGTGAATATGCCGATGCTTTCTTTTGGTTAATGGTAGAAGAATTTGAAAAGTGGAAATTAACTAATTTTAAAGAACCTTCTATTCCTGAATGTGTTCTACAAGGTAGAGATGATTTATTACCTACTATTGATATCGAAGAAATTATTAAACAAAAATATGAAATTACTAATAATACTGATGATCGTGTATCTTTTATTCTAATACACGAATGGTTAAAAGAAAATGGCGTTAAAGATTCTGCAACTAAAATTGGACGTGAACTTTCTGCATTAGGTCTTATGTCTAAAGATATTAAAAAAGATCGTAAAACTATTAGAGTTAGAACTGGACTTAAAGAATTAGAATAATCTTATATATGAAAATTTATCAGGTTGATGGTTTGGTGGTTGACGGTTTATTCCGAAACTTTTTGAGCAAAGTAAAAAACCACTTCAAGTTGAATCGGTTTTTTATTTTGCTAGGGACTTTCTAAAATGAACTGTCAACCACCAACCATCAACCTTTATATATTTATTGTATAAGAATTTAAATAATATATTATTATATAATAATAATGAAATTATCAGAATTTCGTAAGATTTGTATGTCATCAGTATCTCACGAAACAATTCCAGTAATAGAAGGCATTCATATTAATCGTATAGATTATTCTGAAGGACCAACATTAGTATTTCAAAAACATCATGAAAAAAAAGGAAGAAAGTCATATTTCTTACTTGCAGATTATCATCCAAAAGAAAATAAATGGACATTTAAATAAAATAAATAATTTACATAAAAGAATATTATTTATAAATGTGGGGGTTCTATAGTATAGTTGGTTAGTACATAGGTCTTTGAAACCTGAAACACGTGTTCGAATCACGTTAGAACCTTTTATTTTTATTTGTTAAGAACAATAACAAATAAAAATGGAAGATCAAGTATATTTAAAACAAAAAAGAATATTTGAAATAGAACAACAAATTATTGATTGTGAAAAGCGTAAGAATTTATATTTATATTTTTATGATATGATGGTAAGTCAACAATTAAAATACGCTCAAGAACGATTTTTAATTGCTAATATAGAAAAAACTATTACTTTTTTTCAATTAGAAATTCAAACATTATTATTAAAAAAAAGAGATCTTAATTAAAAGAATTTAAATTTTTCTGATGATGTAGAAATTTTACGTCTTTTTGCTAATTCATCTGCTCTTTTATCACCAAGAGATTTTTCTTTAGATCTTTGTTGTTGTATAGATACTCTACCAAAATTAGGTTGTGGAACATTAGCAGGTTTAGGACCAAAAAATGTATCAGGTAAAGAAGGAACAAATTCCATACGTATTTCTCCACGTTCAGCACCTCTTAATTTAGCTAAATTACGTACAAAATGATCTGAAGGTGTCATAACTTCAACTTTTTTCATCCCATCAAGGTGGTTCGTGAATTGCGCAGGTACATCCATTTTATTATTTAAGATAAGAAAATTTATTTATTTCCTTCAAAAACAATTCCTTCTGTATCCATAATATCACAAACTTTAGCTACATTCTTTTTTGTAGCAGGTAAACCTTGTCCTTTTAAATATTTCTTAACAAATTTAACTTTTCCTTCGCCTCTTGCTAAATAACCTTGATATTCAGGATGTTCTTTTACTTTTTCTTCTGACCATCCAAATAATTTCATAACATTTTCACGGAATTTTCTTGCTTTAGGGCCTTCAGTTCCAGGTACAGGTGGAGGTGGCCCACCAGCCATTTCTGAAGCACTAACTAATGAAACAGGACCACTTCCAGGAGCAAATCCACTAGGTCCTTCTTTAGGACTACTGTTAGTAGCTTTAGGTGAACTTGAAGGTGAACTTGAAGGTGTTCCTAATGTAGGATAATTTAATGGTGTTTGTGTTCTTGTAAAAAACAATTCTGCGCCTGATTTTCTATCTTTCCATTTACTATCCTTATCTAATGGATCATCTCTTTCTAAAGCATTATTATCTACATCATTTATTGGAAATCCCCATTCAGCTATATTATCTTTATTTGTATAATAACCAAACCATTTATCATATTCTCCAATAGGATGTGTTTTTAATGATAAGTATCTACCTACTCTATTATATACAATAAATGTTCTTTTAGATTTATCAAATGTAGGAAGACCTGATTTAATTTCAGTTCTTGCTTTAAAAATATTATTTCTTTCATTTTTAGGTTTTGTTAATAATTCATAAAACATAGCATTTAGCCATTGAACAAATATATTAAAATCGGTAAATCTAACTTTTCCACCAGTTAATATATTATCACCAATTAAAATATCAGGTTCAGAAAATTTTCCTTGACCAGCATTAGGAACTACATTAGCATTATAATGTCTAATATTACGAATTGGTTCTCTCGTCATAGGATCAGTTGGTTCTAAACCAAGATTTCTTTGATTTGCTCTCCATGCTTCTATTTCTCCAGGAGTATATAATCTATCAGAATATTTTTTTGCGGTTCTATTTATATCAACCAAGGGCATTTCATGAGTAACATCTTCACGACTAATAACTGTTGTAGAATCAGGAGGAATTACTCTTTCAGGCATTACTTCGTCGTATACGTGATTACGAAATTGTTGTAAAGGATTATTTTCTGCTATTTGTCTGCGAACTTCTGCTTCAAATTCTTGTATAAATTGTAATCCATTATTAGCTCCTATAGCAACTCCTGCTACAAGAGTTAGCCATTGCGGTATTCCTAATACTCGTTCAAGTCCTGGTCCTCCACGCACAGCAATTAATCCTTCAAATATTCCACCAGCCAACATAGCAGCATAATGATGTATATTATTTTGAACTAACCAACGAATACCAGGACGAATATAATCATTCCATAAATCACCACCTTTTAATTTACGTTTTCCTGAACCAGTTTTCCAACCAGGTGGAGGTGGTGTATCTTCAGGCATACCAGAACCTTTTGGTTTACCTGATGCGGATACTTGTTGAGGAGGATTTCCAGGAGGAGGAATTTTAGCAATAAAACGTTCAATATTTCTATCTTTTACTATAACATTTGAATATGGGTCAGTAAATGGTAGTCCTTGTCTTTGTCTTTCATTCAACCAATCATTCCAATCAGCAGGGGAATGATAAACTTGACTTTTTGAATTATTTGCATAATCAATAACTTGATCATTATTTTTAATATCATCCATAGAAGTTATATAAGTACTTCCTCTTGGTAATATTCTTTGTCTTCTTCTATTTGTTATTTCTTGAGCTTCAGCAATTGCATTATCAATAATGTCTTGCTTTTGTTGTTGTTTTGCAGGATTATTTTTAAATAATTGTGTGCTTGGACCAACTTCTCGTAAAAGTGGAAGAGTTCTTGCAATAATTGGATTCGCAATATGTTCAGGAAATCTTTCCATTCTACGATGAAGTTCATTTTGGTAGTAACCACCACCTTTAAATTCTTTTCTAATTTTTGAATAATCAACAGGTTCTTGAATATATTGTTTAAACATTTCTTCAAGTAATTCAATTTCTACTAGTTTTATTAATTCTGTTATTTTATCAATTTTTTCGTTAGGACTTAAATCTACATTTTGAAAATCACGAATAAACATTCTTATAAAAGTTTCAAATCTTCCATTAGGGTAAAAACTTCTTAATAATGTTATAAATTGATCAATATGTGTAGCATCGAATAATTGTCTTAAATTGTCTTTTACTGTTGAATTGTTTATTAATTCATATTCTGTTGGAGAAAAATATGTTTGAACCAAAGCCATTATTAATTCCATAGGATTAGAAGATTTTATGTCTCCATCAGAAGAAATATGATAATCATCATAAACCTTTTTTGATAAAATCATTAAACGCTCTAAAAAATTAAAATATCTTTTATTAGTTATACCACCTTTTAAAGATTTTTCTGGTTTATCATAACCAACTATTAATCCATGTCCAGTAT